GTCTGGTAAATTTATTTTGCTTATAGATAACATTTTGCCATCTGTAGACACTATTTTGCCTATTCCTTTTTCTACATCAAGAAGAATCCCATTAAGCACATGGCGTGCCTCATCGTAACTTTTTGCCGACATAGCCCTTTCAAGTTCTTTAATAAATTCATTTCTGTTTATTTTCCCAATTCCTATTTCGTTGATTGGGATTACGGGAAATTCATCAATATCAACCGAAACTGGAACAATATCTTTTCCAACAACCCTATACATTCCATCTTTCAAGGATGTATTTTTAACAAAACCGACATCTAAATCTGTTGAATATAGTTTTCCTTTTTCCACTTTTACATTTTGCAGAATGGGTATAGTCATCTTTTTTGTAATAGATTTCACAACATTGGATGGCTCATCTATTTTATACGTTATTTCTTTAGGTTTTTTTCCTTCTGGGATTTTAGCTGTCTTTGGTTTTATTTCTTTGACTTCAGGCAATGGAACAGGTGGTTTTGGAGGTTCAATCTTAACTTCTTTTATTATTTCTTTTGGGGTAATCTCGGAAGGCATTACAGCTTTAGGGGCTGGTGGGGGCTGCATAGATGGGGTTTCAAGTATTGATTCTGCGCCTTTTTGCATTTCTTGAGGCAGCATACGTTTAAGGAGATGCTCTTTATATAAATCTTCAGAGTTTCTAAGCGCTGTCGCTAAATCTAGTTTGCCTTCGTAAAGAGATTTTTTTATGTCTACTGGAACAATTCCAGTTTCCTGCGGTAAACCTATTCCTTTTTTAACTCTATAAAGAACGCCGTTTAATTCACCCCACATCCTATTTTTGAATTGTTTAGGTATTATTATTTCTTTAGCCAGCCAAGGAAAACGTTTTATCAATGCAGTAAATCCTAATTGAGCAAATGGAAGTGTTACGCCAAATTCCAATGCCTCGGTAAATGTCGTTGGCAATACCATTTGGAGCGTCTCTGGTAGAGTTTCTGCAAGCGTTCTAAGGGCTATTCTTGATACGCCAATCGGTTTGAAATTAGGGTCCCGTTCCAGTCCGAATACGGCTTCTCCTTCTTCCTCCACAGGAGCTATTTCCCTTATTTTAGCTTTGATATTTTTTTGCATTTCCAAAATGTCATTATCCATTTCCTCAATAAATTGCGCCGTAACTATTGCTGGTTTTTCAAGGGGTTCCATCAGCTTGAATGGAGTTTTAACAGCTTCCTCAATGCCCACTTTTGCAGCTGAGGGGAGCGCTTCGCCTACTTCCGTTATCTTTTCTTTGCCTACTTCCGAAATCTTCGTTACGGCTTCGCTTACTCTTTCCATTATGGTAGGCTGAACGGGAATAACGCCGAAATCCAACCTAGTTCCTTTTCCATAAATGTAAGCATCATCAATCTTTATTTTATATTCTTCGGGTATTCTGGATGTAATCTCATCCCTAATGGCGTTTTTATCCACATCAGGAGAAAGTTGCCCGAAATGGATAGCCATTTTTTTCTTGTTTTTCTTTGCTTCTTTTATTGCCCCTATGTATGTTTCTGTGTCAATTTTCATTCGTATATTTCAAGTCCAGGCAAAGAAGGAGAACCCGTTGGAGTTTGCAGCTTTTGAGGTAATTTTGGCGTAATGATTTCTCCTTTGATAACCGTGTCTATATCATTCAAAAGTGGCATTTTCTGTTCTAGCGTTAAATTTATCTCTTTTGAAATTTCATCACGATATTTCAACAGGGCTGGCAAATCCTTGTTTTGTTTCGCAAATCCAATTCTTTCTATCCATAGTTGATGTCTTTGTCCTCCCAATTTAATTCTTGCAGCTCCATCAATAAAAGAATCCGCAAGCCTTTTGTCAATCTCAACTTGCTCTTGGGGCCAGGGTTTGCCTGTAACTATTTCATAAGACTGGCGTATGGTTTCATCTGCTGGAACGATGTTTTGAGCCTTTATTTTTTCAAACTCAAATGCCTGCGCTTTTTCAGTTTCCTTTACCTTAAAAGCTCTTTCCTTTTCTTTTTCCGCTTCTTCTCTGATAGCATCCAGCATGGTCTTTTCCATACCCATTTTCTCTACTCTCTTTTTTTCCAATCCAGCCACTCCCGCTTGCGTAACAGTTCCCAAGAAATCAAGAGGGCCAATATCCCTTCCAATCCTGGCAATGTCTCTTTCTCTTTGAGAGCGTAGCACTTCTTGCATTAAACCTTGTGGTAATTGCGGTATAAATTCAGGCATAAAATATCTCCTTTTTAGACTGTTGCTTCTCCACCGCCAATAGGAATTGTGGTTGGGGAGGGAGGGGGCAAATTGCCACCCCCGCCAGATGTAAACAAACCAGATATACCTGCTCCCAGGGCTCCTCCTATGGGACCACCCAAAACAGTTCCAACAATGGGAGCTGCTATTTGGGCTAATGATTGCCATAAACTCTGTTTCTTACCTGCCCTGGCAGCTTCCTTCTGCGCTTGGATGGCCATTTGAAACATCCTCATCTGGTCATCCCTGCTTAATTTCTGCCCTATGGCTTGGGCCATGTTCATGAACATCTGCTGTTCTTGGGCTGTATCTTGTTGTAATGTCTGCATAATGGCGTTTGCCATTGTTTGCGCCTGTTGCAAGGCAACCTGTCCAGTCAATTCCGCTTCTGCTCTGGCTCCTGTTGCCCGTTCTGCTTGCATTGCGGAAGCCTCAATGTCCGAAGCCGTCAAACCCCTTCTCATTGCTTCGCTTTGCGCCTCTGCCACCCTACCTGCCGTAGCTTCTCGTATTCCCGCCAAAGCGGGAGCAATGGCTTGGCCTGTAACATCAAATTGCTGCTGGATATATGGGAGCGCCAAATTTGTAAGACTTCTTGGCGGTTGCTGCAATAGCTTAAAGATAGCGTTCTCATCAATAGTAGATGGTAAATTGGGCACGTTAAAGTTGAATTGTGGCAATCCTGGAATTTGTCCATTTGGCATAAATTTAATCCTCCCTTAGTCTTTCGTAGTACAATTTAGCTTTATAAAACGTAACTGGCCCATCAATTCCTGTATAAGTGAATCTTAAGGATATCCATTTTCCATCATGTCTTTGATTTGCTGGAAACGGAACCTTAGCAGACAGGATTCCAGGCTCATCTGCTTCCCCCAAATTTACAGAACCAAGCGAATAAGAAGTTGTAGAACCATCCAGGTAGTAATCAACGGATATATTTATATCATCTGATATATCATTTTCTGATTTGAACTCAAGATACAACCAATTAAACACTTTTCTTTGTTCTGAATTTCCCAAGTCGTCATCTATAGTTCTTAATCTGAAATCGTATGCAGAACCGCTATCAGAATGTCCTGTGTCTTGAAGCCTTATAAATCCAGTATTCTGTGAATCGCCAGTATATAGTTTTCTGTTGTATAAAGTTGCTGACCTGGCATTTATGCCCTCATATACAGTAGGCACATCTTTTTCATTGAAAACAACAACGTGGTCATTGGCAGCCGTTGCACCAGTTTGCGTGGAATAAAACATCCAATATCTATTCCTGTAAACTGCGCTAGCCACCCTATTTTTGGCCCCTGAATCATTCCATCTAATTGTAATGTCATTAAGCGAAACGGGAGCCGTTGACGAAGCAGGGCCAATGAAAACTCTTACTCCAACAAATGTGCTTGTAACAATGGAAATATTTGAATTATTCTCCTGTAGTGTCCATACATTCGTGCTTCTTGTAACAGAACCGCAATTTGTGGCAGCGCCAGTAGACATATAGAACGTAATAGACCCGCCATCTACGATATAATTAGCTGTGAATGTGTCCCAAGAAGCGATAGGCGAGGTATTGAAACAATCGGTTATATAATAACCCGTAGTAGTAGCATTTAGCGTTACGCTCTGTATGTTTCCTATCGGGGACGTTGAACTTCCAACATCCCCAAAAGCAGCTTCATATTGCTGATAACGCCTATTCAGGCTTGCAAAAACAGCGTTATTTGTTTGACTTGTATAAGCAGACCATGCTCCGCCTGTTGAAGTGGCAGAACGCACCCTAAAGGTAATTGGATAGGCTGCGGCCGAGGCCATTGCTACTTGAAATGGGCCTGCTACTGGTGTGGCAAAGGACATATCAAAGATTTGGGATACGGCCGTTCCCGAAGTAATAATGTTGGATTCGTCAACATCAAATGCAGCCGCAATGACTGGGCCTGCTGACCCGTCAAGAAAAGAATATGTAAATGAATTTCCTCTAACAAAAATCTTAGAAGTATTTGTTATTATTGTTGCTCCATTTTCAATAGAGAGAAGTCTAACTTTTATTCTTACGGGGAATGTAGATAAATCAATCGCTGGTATGGATTCACAGCTTTGTCCATCAGAAATTGTATTAATTTTACTATATAAAATATTATTAGATTCATTTAATATATCCAACTGAACCTGGTTATCGCCACCTGTTGCAGTCCATCTATTTGTATCATTAAAACATCCGCCTCCACCGAAAGAAGAATCCCATTCGCAAATATCCCAATTTGTACAATCACCAAGACCTGATTCTGCGCCTGCATTTATAAATGCATGATGATTAAAACCTTGAGAATATGTTAAATTTCCAGCTGTTGCGGTAGAATTTATCAATGTTCCAGAATAAAAATCAGAATCGGATGTATCCACCCTTGTAGATGTTCCAGCTTGCACATTACCTTGGTTTATTGTTGCGCTCATGGGACTAAGATTATCAATGGTTAATTGCCCATTTTCCCAATCAGATTGAGTTGTTTGAACCAATGCCCTTCTATTTCCAACGGTAAGCAATAACTCGTCTATAGTAGGACGTATTGAATCTGATATTCTATTTACCATCGTTCCAGATAGTTTCTCAACTCCACGTTTAGACATCCAAAAAAGCGCATTATCTTTTTCTCTAACGCTCTTATAATCAATAACTCCCACTTCATTATTAAGATTTCTAAGCACAAAATCCCTTCTGTCATTGCCATAAAGAGCCCAAAGTGAATCCTCCTTTGCAATAAAAAATGAATCCTGATATTGCCCCATAAGGGCTGTTATTTGTTTTCCATCATTTAGACCACCTACGGCTATGCTAAAAGGAGTAGTGGATTTTCCTGGTATTTGTATGGCCCAATCTGTGCCGTCAAGTTCGCCAGAACCGCGAATCCGTGATAAATCGCCAGATATATCAGCAACAAGTATTCTATTCCTAAAAGCTCCTATTAGATTGCCCCTGGGAGCCGTAGCAACCCAATTAAATGTGCTGCCATCCCAATTAAACATATCCTGGCTTCCATTGGTACACCATATCTTGCCCAATGATTGAACACAATCCATCTCTGCCGTAGCTGAGAATTGGCCCGTAAGCCCTGAAATGGCTGTGCAATCACCAGAACCAGCCGTTTGATACATGGTTTGGCTGGAAAGAATAACAATATAATTGGACCCATCTGTGGCCCTAAATGGCCAAAGGCCTCTTACTGACTGAGCGTCTAAACATGGGCTTGTGTTATATTTTGCGCTCCCCGTTCTCCTTGTAACTGCCAAATCTTCATCTAGCAATATATTTATGGCTTCTTGCAGGCAGTTCTTGGGTATCCTGTTAGCAGAATAGCGGGTAACTAACCCGCAATCAAAGCTGTTATATTCCTGTATTTCCGTTTTGTTGGCAATGTTAATACTGGTGGGTAATTGTTGGGTTCTCTGTTCTGTTTCCTGGCCTATTACTAATGAAATGGGCAATACTGCAAAAACAAGCAAAACTCTTGTCCTGGCGCATCCTAGGCCTATTAAAAGCTGTTTTAACATATCTTTCCATTTCATTCACGTCTACCAATCAAACCTGGCCTGTAATTGGGACGATATAATCCCTTTTCCTTCATAAGCGATAGCATCATCTGGTATTGAGCGACATAGAACTGGGCCATATCACCCCTGCCGTCAAGTAATGCTGCCCTGGAAGCCGCATAATAAGATAAAGCATCAATATAAGGCTCAAAATCCTTTATGTTCTCAAATATGGCGCTGCCAGTAGCGGTCATTGAAGATAATTGGGAAAAATAATCAACCTTGATTGTGTCCGTATCTGTAACTGTGGAATTGGGAAAAGGAGTAAAACCAATCTGTGTTCGGGAAGAAAAATTAACGAAATAGTAAATGGGCAATCCAGCGATAGTTTCCCATGTCTGTGATTTTGAATCCATAGCCGCTGGCGTAACTTCAGCTATTTCAAGGAACCCACGAAGCACCCTATCTGTAGAAATAAAATCGCTTGGCATGGCATAATAAGTAACCCCTGCAATCAGGGCAAATGTGGTGGATTTCTTAACTACCCATGTTTGGGCGACAAATTCACGCTGTCCCTGGTTTACCCATTCAAGATATTGTGCATCTGTATATCTTTGCCTTGTTGTACCCGTATCTCTTGATAATATCCTGGCCTGCGTTATTACCTCTGAGGCTGTTCGTGAGAATGATAAATTAGGAAAGAATAGGAATAGACAAAGAAAGGATAGTTTTAATAATGATTTAACGGTAGTATTACTATAAATACACATTTAATGTTACTGCTTCACATCTGTTTCTGTAACTTTTTTAGCTTCATCCGTAACAAGAGTTAGGTAGGGCAATAACTTAACAATACGCTTTGCTAAAGCTGTCCCGCCAGAAGCAGCAAGCGCTGGCCTAAGAGAACTCACCACCTCTGGCGGTAATGCACCCAAAGCTCCTAGAATCTCCACAAGAGCCCACAATACGCCTAGTATTTCTGTAGTGCCACCATCAATCTTTTTTAAGCCTTTACCTAAGAACAGAAGAAGATTCTTGACCACTGGTATCTTTGACAATAAGGTAATTAAGATTGTCGCTAACTTGCTATATTCAGCCATGATTTTCCCTCCTATATGTATCTTTCATAAGTAACAGTAAGTTTTGCCATATCTCCTGTTACACTGATAAATTTTGCTCTTGAAATATTATTTTCGCCTTCTAATACAAATTCTTCTCCAGCTAAAATTAAATGCCCAAAATTTGACGTTGGGATAAATCCATCATATCTTAACCGCACATCTGCTCCTTCAATAGATACAACAACTCTTTTTGCGGGCCTATGCCCATTTGGGGAATAAATTTCTTTATTAAAACCAACTGATTCAGTTCCAACATTGATATTTTCATATCCAAAAGACTCCATTTCCATAAAATTAGCTCTTGATTCAATAAATGCCATATCATTTTAATATTATTTCAATAATTTTTAACAACTTTATTTGCATATCACTGATGATTTTTACTGACGCCTCTTTTCCTATGTTGCCAATGTAGTCAATAAAAGAATTATTCATACTTGGTAAATTACTGATTTCCTTTTCCACAAGAAAACGGAAATTTTGTTTGTATTTCTTTGTTGGATTCCAAAAAGCGAACATTTTTAACTTCCTTGAATAATAAATCTTCCTGAACCTGGAAACCTGCACTCCTGTATTGGCCCTTCCAAATAGTCCAAATTGACATAAGCCATATCAAGCCAATTAGAGTGTATCTCTATGGAGCCATATTGAACCTTGTTTATATTTTCTGCATTGGGACTAATCATCCAGCCACCTGATGTATTTCGGTCAATTTAATCGTTGTAACATCTGATGCTCCGTCATTCAGCGCTTTTACAGTAACGCTGTGTATGCCCTCAGCAAGGTCTGATATTGTGAATGTGCCTACTTTATGTTCTAATGATGTTGAGATGGATGATAATTCCAGTCTCTCCGTAGTTTCTCCATTCATAAATACTCTTACCCTTGCCGCGCTTGCTGCATTGCTGGTTTTCATTTCAAGCCCAATCACCATTTTTTCAAGGTTATAAATGCCTTCGGCCTTAATAAACCTAGCTGTCTTTAATGTTTGTGGTGTTGGGCCAACGGATGTTAATTGCACATCGTCAGCCACAACAAGCACCGTTTTTAATCCAGATGAAGCCTTTGAAGGAATGACAGAACCATCTGCAAGTTTCGTGCTAGTGATTGCTCCCGCAGCGATTTTTCCACTTGGCAACTCTCCCGTAACCTTTGCGGTGCTTAAATCAATGGCCCCATCAGCCAGCTTCGTTGAAGGCAGGGAACCCGTAACTTTTACAGTTCCTAAATCAACTGCATTATCAGCCAGTTTTACTGCGCTAACCGCAGCATCGGCTAACTTTGCGGAAGTAATAGAACCATCGGTAACCTCAAATGCTCTCATGTTTAATGGCATAAATCCTCCTTATGCAGTCTGATAAATTTCTGTTAATCCAACTGTTCCAAAAACTTGTGTGCCTCCGCATTTAACGCTTACTTTTAGCGTATGAATACCATCTGCCAAATCAATAATAGAAAACTCACCTTCTGATGTGCTTGCTTCTCCTGAAGCCCTTGGCGTTGCTTCGGCGTTCAGAAATATACCCCACTCTACATTTCCTCCACCAACACCACCTGTAGAAAATTCAAGCCCAAATTTTATCTTCACAACTGGATGCGTCGCTGTTTTTTTGGAAAAACGGGATTCTTTTAATACCTCCCATTGGTCCACAACAGCAGGCACAGTTGAAGATATGGGCGTATCATCAGCCATGATTAAAAATAACCTCAACCCATCATGCGCTTTTGCAACTGGAAGTATCCCACCCACTTTTGCTGTGCTTAAATCAACTGCAGCATCAGCCAGTTTAGCTGAAACAACTGCATTATCAGCCAATTTAGCTGAATCAACAGCAGCATCTGCTAACTTCGTTGAGCTAACAGCAGCATCTGCTAACTTCGTTGAGCTAACAGCAGCATCTGCTAACTTGACCGAACTAACGGCTGAATCTGCTAACTTGGTTGAGCCAACCGCACTATCTGCTAGTTTGGCTGAAGCTACTGCTGAGTCAGCCAGTTTTGCGGTTGTAACAGCATTGTCTGCCAGTTTTGCCGCCGTGATTGAACCATCAGGAACTGCAAATCTACGGAAGTTTATAGCCATTTTTCTTACCCCCAAACCTGAATCTTAATCTCAACCACACCACATTTTCCCTTGCCTTCTCTTTGAAACACCACCAGATTAGATTGATTGCATCCTGGAAAACGTCCGATATTCTATTTGTTCCGAATGTCGGATAACGGTAAGCCATTACAATACCTCCAAAATGCAAAACAGAACATCCGTAAAAGATACACTAATGTGCCGAAAAATGACATTGACTGATTACAAAGATAATGCATGTTTGGGTTTTATCTTCCAATCTGACTTCTCGTCTGAATCCTTGACGCATATTGCCTCTTTAAGCGTTTTATTCGCATCTAGAATATCTACCATGTAAAGTTTTTTCAATATCCCTGGATTATATTTACTTGTAAAAGCCTTGCAAATATAATTCTCATTTGTATAAATTGAAACGCTTGGATTTGGATTAAGTGTGTAAAAATATACCAGGATATAATAAATCATCATTCCCAATCCAAGTAGTCGCCAGTCCAATCATCAACCAGTTCTCCCCAGTCAGCCTTGCTTACCTTCGTTCTCCATTCGCACTCAGTAACTATCCACCCGCCAGCAGGGGTTTGATATGTCTGACATACCTCCTCCTGCTCAAATTGCTGGCTTGCTTCCACTGAGACATATTTATCATTGTTTATAGTTTCATGTTGAAGGGAACTATAAACTATCATTGTGAAGATAAAGACTCCTAGTAATGGATTCATGTTATGGCCCCTGTGTTGCGCTTATTGATATGCAGGCCCATTGTCCAGCGCCCGTACCCGTTGAAACCGAAATTGGACAAGTTGCGCTGTTTTCTACGCATAATGAGCCTCTTTGCGTAGGTGTTTGGAGGTTACAATCTGTCTGCGACAATGCCACAAATGGCCTACCGCCTGCTGTGTCAAATTGGGCTATTGTTGTGCCTCCAATACGCATAGCCATTGTTGCACTCGCGGGTGTATTTAAGCAGACTCCAATGCCAGAGCAAGAGTCAATATCAAACTTTGACGTTCCAGCATTGTCGGTTACGCTAAACATCGTTCCACCGCCATTACCTGCCAAACCCGATACCCTAGCGCCAGCCGTATGTAGCGCCAATGGCGCATTTATCCTTGAACCTAGATAAACTGCTCCCATAGTAGATACAGCTAATCCAATGTTTGACGCTGTACCCGCCGTAGGTGCAGATGATAAAGCAATACTGCCATTTCCAGTAATGGTAGAACCAGCTACCAGTTGCAAGTTACCCGTTGAGGAAAATGTTGACTGCGTAGCTCCTGAACCAAAAGCCGCTGAACCCTGGACATCCAGCTTTCCTCCTGGTGAACAGGTGTCAATACCCAAATTTCCACCAGCTAATATCTTCATTCGGCAATTTGCAATACCCACTTCTTCAATCTCAAAATCATCAGCAGGTATTTCAATCACCCATTGCTTAGGTGTAGAATTTTCAAATACCATCCTGGGATTAGAGGCCTTGAAATAAAGAGAGTTTTGGCTTGCGTTGAAACCATCCGTAAGCCTGAATGTCTCTCCTCCTGTAGTGAAGGACACACTGCTTACGTTCATGTCACCAAGCACCGTAACGCTGCTTTTTAGTGTGGTTTGGTTATTAACCGTAAGGCTGGAAACATCAAGGCTGCCGTTAAATGTGGTATCACCTGATTGTATTGTGCCTGCGCCACTATATTTAATAGTTTCACAATACACCGCAAAAGGAAGAAATAATAGAAGCAGAGAAATTGTTTTTTTCATTTCAATTATCCTATAGAAAGAACTAATAAAATTGCGTGTATATGACTAAAGTATTGCTTGTGTCTGCAACGCAATATGGGTCCACAACATCTGGTATTGCCCAATATAACGATTTCCTGGGTTCTACCCTTCTTCCTCTGTAATTAGACGTTGTTATAGAAGATACGGCTGTATCAAAAGAACAGAATAACATCTTGGTAGTATCATCATTCCAAATTTCAACAGCCTTTCTTCTTTTTAGTTCCCTACCGCCAGAATCTAAATTAAGTGAAGTTGAACTGGAAACAAGTACTGGGATCACGGTTCCAGTGCCCCTGATGGTTTCAAAAACATCCATCTCGGCAAATAGGGGAACAGAACAAATAAAAAACAATCCTATTGGTAAAAGGATACGTTTCATTAGTTAAATCCCCCTATTTGGTGTTATAATTCACTTCCCACCAAGAACCATTCAAGAACATAAGCTCTAAATAATCATTGGAAGCAATCGTTCTTGAAGAATTGTTAAGCTCAACCAGGCTTCCAGAAAGAGTATCATTGTCAATCAACGAAATATATCCAGTGGAAGAAGTAGACGTTAGCAAAAGATATGTTCCGTTTGCGTAATTCGTACCCCCAGTTACAGCAGTATTGGTAGCGATATTGGGTGTACTCGTCATGCTTCCCATCGTTCCAGCAGAAGCCTGAAGAACCATAAATGACGATGTTGGAATGATACTGGTGCTGGCATAGATTCCAGTTTGCGAAGTAAACCGTTTAACGGTCATGGTATTAAACGTAACAGTGCTTACTGTAGTTGCTGCTGCATTTAATGTCAATGCTCCATTAAGCGTTGTCGCTCCATCAACAGCAAGGGTTCCATGCGCCGTAACGCTTGAAATCTTGAAGTTTGAATCTCCAATGCTCTGCCTTCCGTTAAATCCAGGAAGCAAATCGCCCCTGTTTGTTATCTTCCAAACATCCGTTGATACTGTAGTGTCATACCCGCCTGTCCAATAAACATCTATCCCGCCATAAGCAAATAACGGAATATATAGCATGGATAGGCACAAAGTCAATTTCTTAAACATTTTAATACCTCCAAATAACTTTTAATCTTCCCTCAATCTATCTAAAGACGGAGCATCCTGATCGTCTGGACGAAGTTGTTTTTGTATCTCTTTCCATTCCATAATATCACGTTCAACCTTGGACCTCTCGCTGCCTTTCCTGACGGCCTTCCTGAACTCAGGCGTATCTCGCCTCATAATATCAAGCTCTTTCCACGTTTCAAGATAGGGCTTGAATTTAGATTCTAGTTCCTTTGCTCTTGATTCAAGCATGGGAATCTTTGTTCTTGATGCTTTTTCAGGAGAGTTATCATGCAGCACCTTTTCAATATGCTTTATACCGTTCTCTATTTTATCTTTATCAATAGTGAACTCAGGAAGCGACGTTGGCGTATAATCCATTGAACCAGGTTCAGAAGCGATATTCATCATTGCTTTCCTCGTAGCTATCTCTTGTTGTAATTGCTCAATCTCAGAATGGTCAAGAGTCCTTTCTTGTTTTCTAGGTCGTCCAGGTTTGCCGTTCATCTAGGATTCCTCCGTGTTTTGTTAGTTATGGATTAGCGCCAAAAGCCCAACGCCATTCCACTGTGCTTGTTTCAAAAGAACAATAACCAGCGTATTTTGATACCAAAGTATCAAATTCACCAGACATAAAGAATTGCATTGGTTCCCATTCCCTGAATACAAGTTTTTCTTTCATCATACTCTCATTGATAATAAACCATGCTGTTGCTGAGGTAAGATAGTTGTCCCATATAATCGCATTGTATCTTCCCTCATGATAGTTTCTATTGTTTACTGCCGTATCAACCTTACCCATGCTTTTAATGACCTCATAAACCTTATCTTCAAGGTCCATAGGAGCAAGGATAATAGTGGGAATGTTCACCATCGGATTGTCTCTGTTGGTTTTTAGCTTCTTCATTGCAATTCTGTTTGTCTCAAGGTTAGCGGCAGAAAAAGCCAATGTGGATGTATTGGATTGATTGGCTCCACCATATCTTGATGTATGGGCAGAGTTGCAAAGACTCAGGGTGTCTCCAACAGTAAAAGAACTGTTAAAGGCGTTATTGAAAGCAAATGCGCCCCTTGTTTCACGAAGATGGCGAAATGCCTGGGCAAGCAGTTTTGTTTTCTCTTTAATAACACCATACAGGTCATTCCTGAGCAATTTCCTGGTAACTTTGATACCAAGAGCATATTCAGTTTCAGTTACAGATTTCCTGTAACCTTCCTGAACGGTATCATAAGCAATGCCAGTATCACTAAGAGCAGGAACAACGCCAATATCACCTGTTTCCAAATCATATTCAGTGCCTTGTTCTGCACGTTTCATTCTATACAACAGTGGCAACATGGAAGGAATATCCCTGTATTGATTAACAAAAACCAGTGATAAATCCTTCTGTACCAACCTCGGCCAAGCGGCCTGCGTAATTAAACCAGCCATTTTGTTTTTCTCCTTTTAGAAAATTAGCGGTCTAAGATAAATAATCCAATACCAATCAATGAAGCAAATGTATCTGTTTAGTCAATCGGATGAAATCCAGCGTTCGTAATTTGAAGAACCGCATAAATTTCAAACTGAGCTAAACTATTAAGACCAGATAACCCGCCATGCATATCGGGGTCAAGCATCTGGTCGTATCCATTCCTGACAATATGCCGTTCAAGAATAAAACACCGTCCAGTGCCAGCAGCAGCATCGCTGCCAATCTTTGTCTCATCGGTTGCGGTGGAAATATCCCACTTAACAACCTGATGATACAAAGGAAGAATCTTAACAACGGTGCTTGTTGAATCTGGAACTGTTGGGAACGCTGTCGGAACGGTGCAGCTTCCAGCAGCAGAGGTGTCAATAAACTCAAGCTGACCAATTCCAGCGCCAGAAGCAATATAAATAAAACCAGTATCTATATTATCTTCCAAGCTTCCAATGGTAAGGGTTACGCTAGAATAAGAAGTAACAGCAAGCGTATCAACCAAATCATAAGCTACCCTGCACAAAACACCAGTGTCAATAAGCTGGACTTTATGCGAAGGAATCGGAGGAGCGCCAGTATTAAACCAGTCAACAGCGCCAGTAACCAGGGCATCCCCGCTTTCGCTAAAATCATGCAGTTCAACTAAAACACCTACAGCATCAGCATTAGATGCATCTGTAGCAATGATTAAAGTGCCATCGTTCGTTTCCGCAGTAACACCAGGCATTAAAAGAGCGCCTGGGAAAACATCCGCAGAAGCGCCGTAAACTGGCGCTAATGTGGATTGCGTTTGAGCGCTATGAATTACTCTCATTTTTATCTCCTATAAGATATATTTTGCTGTATCTAGGCTGGTCTAAGAAGATGTATGATTGCTGAGTCTACGAAGTAGTCTAGGAAGGTCTAAGCTGAAAATCAAAATCCAACTGAAAATCTTGGTTCTTGCCCTAAAGTCTTTGTTATTGATTTCGTCGTACCATTTTTACTAAAACACAATGGACACCCGCCAGCTTTTCTAAAATCCTGGTCCAGGTTATAATCCGTTACCGTATCACCCCAATTAGATGTTGCTGTAACCGTTCCGCCAGCTACGGCCCCGCCAGCGCCATTGCCATCCAAAGAACCGCCAGAATGGTCAACTTTGTTCAAATCAAAAATAAACCCGCATTGTTTACAGGATACTTTACGTTTCAGGCTTCCATTGCCCTGAGCGTACCCAGTATTGATATTGTTTTCTCTTATCTTACCATTGCCTCGGTTTTCAGCAGGCCAAAGGGATATGAAAATGCCAGCTTCGCCTTTGTCCCTTAAATAATCTCTGTAATATGCTCCATCAATCCAAAACATTAACGATTAAACCTCGGTTTTGCTTCTTCCCATTCTTTATCGCCTCTTATTTTAACTCCCTTACCATCGCCTGATTCATATTGTTTCAATACTTTTTCATCTTCCTGGTTCTTAATTATTGATTGCATCGTCCTTTTAGCATAATCTTCCATTCCGTCAAAATTATATTCTGTTTCTTCCGTGGTCTGTTCCACATTGCCAGGATTCTCAAACCTTGGACTGTTAAAAGAATTGTTTTTGTTCATAATCTTCTCTCCAACTTTGCCTTTAATATAAACAGAAGCCTTTTCTAATGCCTTCGTCAACTTTTCAGGGTCATTCCTGGTTTCATCAGGGTAATCTGCGAGAAATTCATTAACGTCTTTCTCGTATCTTTCCATCACAGGATTTTTCTTGTAAAAATCCCTATATACCCTGTCTGATTTCTTCTCAAAATCCATCTTTTTAATCTGTTCTTCTAATTTCTTCTTTTCTTCCTGGGTTGTTCTTAGACTTTCCTCAATGGGTTTAACGGCTTCTGATATTTGCCCTTGCGCAATCTGAGCGTTTGCCATAATCTGCTGCCTGGTTAATCCTGTAGCTTCTTCCCACGTTTTCCATTGTTCTTCTGTTACGGTATTCTGCGTTTTAGAGGTTTGTGGGACATTGAAATTCTTAAGGATATCCCGTTCTGCTTCGGCTTTAATCTTTGCCTCATTAACTTCCCTGGATTGAACCTTAAGCTGTTCAAGTTCTGATTTTAACTGTTCCAGTAATTCTTTATTTTCTTGTTCTTCCTGGGTTGGTTCTTTTTCATCGCTCATTAGAATACTCCTTGTTCTTTTGCTTTCTCAGTTTCGGTTATCTTTTCTTCAAGCTGTTTAATGCTCTCTCGGCACGTTGCAAGAACATCGTCTGACTTATCAACATACGAAATAAGACCCTCACAGAGCTTCACAACACCAGACATCTGAGCAAGATTGACATACGAAGCAGCAATATCACTTTGAGATGTTTTTCTTAAATCAAGCTCTTGAAGTATGCCTTTTTTATTCAAATCAATATATTCATTCAAAATGCCCTTAAATGATTTCCAGTGGGATGTTTCCTTAAATTCTCCAAATTCAGATATTTTTCTTGCAAATTCCCTTGTTTTTGAAAGAGCGTCTACATAAGAGTCTAACAGACTTTGAGTTGGTTTTTCAATAGACATATTATCTCATCTCCGTTGATTGAGTTAGAGTGGGGGGTGCTGATGCTCCCATAGGAACAGAAACGCCCCCAGGGATTGCCACAGGAAGTCCAGGAGTTGTCTCAGCAGGTGGTTGTTGAGTCTCTACAGTCAATTTATTGGTATCATCCTCACCTGATGCTAAAACCATCCTGTTCCACAATTCAGTGGCTATATTGTTTTGTGGACCTCCCATCTTAAGATACATGGCATATAGCGTCATAAGTCCCTGTATTCTTTGCATCGCAAATTCTGGCGACATTGTAACAGACCGCTTCCTTTCGGTCCAAATAATACCATTTATTGATAGTTTGCGCACATCTTCCTCATCGTTTGAATACTGAATTGTAAGGGCTTGCACAAGCCTGGCTAGGTCTGGAAATGACTTTGAGAACTCTGACATATAATCATCTATTCTTAAATTTGCCTGGTTTATTAGAGCAATGGTTTTACCCATCGGCGAACGAGGGTCTGACGGCGATTCCTTGCCAGATAAAGCCTGCGTAGGACCAATGGCAAGCTCAAGATAACGAACGGCAAGGTTTTCCTCATCTGCGGAGTTTCCAGGTTGGTCAAAATTTTGAAGAATCATCTGCCTGGCTATATTGTCAAATGGCGGTTTCCCCCAAATAACCATGCCTGGACGTATAACATTCTCAGACCTAGAAGGGTCAATATGCTCTTTCATGGTTTCATTCATGAATACCACAGGAGCAGCAACCAGGGAACGGATATTGTTCCTATGGCGGTGAATAGTATCAATCAGGTTAAACAGGTCCTCCCCATCAGCAGCCATTGAAGCGCCTATAAACCTGTTAT